GTAAGTGTGAAGGGGGTGGTCATGGCTAAGGCGATGGGTACTGGGTCTAAGACGACCTTTGGGAAGAGAAAGGACGGCAAGGCGATCAAGCGCAAGTCTCCGATGGATAAAGTTGTAAAAAAATCAAGAGGACAGGGATGAAATCGAAAGGACTATATCACAACATCAACGCCAAGCGCAAGAGGATAGAAGAGGGATCAGGCGAGAAGATGAGAAAGCCCGGAAGCAAGGGTGCGCCTAAGTTGAAGGACTTTATCGAGTCTAAGAAGACTGCTAAGAAAAATAAAAAATAATAAAAAATGGTCAAGGCATATACACCGCAAGATAAAATTGTTCAACAGGGATACAACGACATTGAGTCGTTTGTTGGCCTTGTCATCAAGTACCCCCAGGGTGGCTCTATAGAAATCTCAACGCTTGACGCACTGACTGCTGCGGGGGCGTCCCCAATCAGTGTAGGCCAGGTGGCTGCATACATCTGTGATGTAACAGACCGCTACGACACTTATAACATTTCTTTTGAAATAATAGACAACCCTGCAAGCTCAGGTATTCTTGACAAAATTTTTCAGGCCTGGTCTGACGCTCTTAGCGACCAATGGATCGTGATAAGAAGGTTTGAGTCAACGTCGATAGTCAACCCTGCCTCCGCATCGGCTCCTGTTGCTATCCTATATAAGATGGTTGCCGACGCATACCTTTCACCTGTTGCACCTTAAGACTAAACAACATGGCAAAGTCACCAGCATGGCAAAGATCAGAGGGTAAGTCAAAAACAGGCGGACTGAACGCTAAGGGGCGAGCCTCGTACAAGCGAGAGACTGGAGGTACATTGAAACCCCCGGTGTCGGCTAAACAGGCAAAAAAATCTCCAAAGGCCGCTGCCCGTAGAAAGTCATTCTGTGCTAGAATGAGCGGAATGCCAGGCCCGATGAAGAAACCTAACGGCAAACCAACAAGAAAGGCACTAGCCCTTCGCAAGTGGGACTGCTAAGAGACACGGTCTCGTGTTGGGGACCGTTGTAGTTACGAATAAAGCCGGGGTAATTCCCGGTTTTTTTTTATTTGTCGGACTTCTCGATGATCCTAACGACGGCATACACCCCAAGATATAGGGCGGCCATAAGGATTGTTCCTTGGATGTATGGGTCCATCACTTTCTGTCTGTTTTTTTAATCATTCGTACCCCTAGCCAAATAAGGGCGACATACATCGCCAGGGCGATTATACTGTATACAGAATTGTCCATATCAAAAGAATTATTGAGGTTGCCATAAAAATGTAATAACCAAGGATAAAATAGTCTGGCTTTCGAAGCTCTCGATCGACCATTCGGAGCATTTTTCTTACATTAGACTTACACATAGGATGAGGAGGTAATAAAATCCGACGCCAATGGCGATCATGATTAGATAGGGCAAAAGGGTCTCGATTTCTTTGTTAGAAAGGATACTCAGAAATTTGTTTTTTATCTTCATCTTCGTTATTGTTTGACCATAATTCCTTAGCCGCTTCAAGAAGCTCGTTGAAGTTTTTTGACACGTATTGTGCCTCGACCTCGCAGCCCCATGGTGTACCGCTCGGACTAAGTAGTTCGTATCTTACACCGGTTTCGGTGCTGTAGGTGTAGTAATCGACTTGTGCCTGGTAAATTGCAAGGTGATCGGTTGGGCCGTTGTCATGCCACCTGGAGATTGCGTATACCTTGGATCCGACTGGGTAGGCTTGGAACGTCACTTGCGTTTTTGCGCCCTCTTGTTTTTTTGCTTTTTTCATTTCGTTTATTTCGTTTATTCTTGTAACAAAAAAGGTAAAAATTTGTTACAGACTTATGTCACAATTCTTCGGATTTTTGTGACGGACCGTTCAAGATCTTCTTCAGATACAGCGCAAGATCCAGAACCTCCTCGTAGGCGTGTTGCAGCCACTCTCTTTGAGTAAGGTCCTCGCGGTCCATCGTCTGTTTGTACTCTATGTAGCCCCTCTTCTCACGCATAATCATGTCCATAACCACGTCGTTGAGAACCTTTGAGGAGTACTTTATCGGCTTATCGTTTCCTGTATGTCCCATCGGTAGCTTAACCAGTTTTGTTGTTTACCCATTAGTTTATCAAGCTTGAAGCAGTCGTTCAGGGCCTTGGTTTTGGCCATCTGCGGACTCTTTGCCTTGGCCTTGGCGTTGTGGACTAGCTTGTCCCCGTCCCAGACCGTTATTACGTAGTTATTCATGTATTCCGTATGTTGAGTTTACCCAAATCTTTACCTGATCGCTTTCAAAGTGCCTGATATGACCACCGTCGAGAAGAACGACCGTTATTTCGTCGTTTTCATACATCCCCCCGGGAGTTATATATAAAATATATCCGTCACCGAGTGGGGTTGTTACCGGAATTGGGTGTGGAGCAAAGGTCATCATTGCACTGGCTCAGTAACTGTTGGATTTCCTGCTGTCTCATTTTCCTCAACGTCGGAAGGTTCTTCATTATCACCTGCATGACCTCCATCTTCTTGGTTGGATGAGCTATCCTCAGCTGCTCCGCTAGATACTCCATCAGCGCTTGCTTGGTTCTTTTCATCTATTTGTTGTTTTATGTCGTCAATTCCCTTGCTTATCAGCACCCAATACTCCACGGGAAGGGTTGCAAGGTTTTGTAGTGTAATCTCCATGATCTCAACGGCGTTTAGATACGCCTCACCGCCCTGTACGCTCCCCAAAACGCCGTATATCGGCATCAGTTCACGCTCTAACTTGGCCACAAGGTTTTTAGAGTGCATCTTGAGGTCCTGCCTAAAGAACTTTAACTCAACACATTCGTCATGGCACTGCGCGTAAATCTGCTGTGCTGCTAGTGCGGTTACTACCAACCGTCTTTTTCTTTCCTGTTCAGTCATTTCGTTTTATTTGTGCGAATATACAACACGCAAGTCAAATTGCAAGAAAATTAACATTAATTTGCGCTAAATGTGAATCCCGTCTCCTCAATGATCATCTCATCGACCTGTTCCATCGACAGTCCAACGATAAAATCGTCACCCCCGGAGCTTACTATGCATAGATTCTTATAGTTCATGTATGGCCGGACGTTGTCAATGCTATAAAAAACGGCTGGCTCGCACTCAAACTTCTCGGGTGTTGCCCCAACGAGATCCGCCGTTCGTTTTTCTTCGTTGTCAATCACTATGGGAAGCATGATTCTCATACTAGTCCAAATTTACTCGTCTATATCCAAGCTCCCACAGGAATTCCGATATTTTTCTCCCATACTCTTCAACATGACTCTCCTCCCAGTGCTTGAATTCGTGGTGTAAATACTCGTGAATGGCAACCTCCAGATGTTCTTTGGCAGGAAGGCGTGGGTCGATCTCAATAAGACCGTCCTCATGGTAAAGGCCCCGTGCCTTTTCCCTGCCCAGCTTTCTGTATTTAATTCTTGGGTTCTCCATTGCACATCCTGTTATGCAAAATACAGAAAAAAACGCACATCCTCTGTAACAAAAACGTGCATAAAAATGTTACGAGAGTTACTTAATCTTGCCGTCTACAATGCGGTAGTTTGTCACCTCAAAGTCTTCATTATCAAACACTTTGACGTGAGCGAAGCCATGGGTAAACTTGTTGATCGGCATATAGTCTGGGTGCAGTTCACAAAGGCAAGCCACCGACCAGCAGGTCGTCACCCGTCCGTTAATGTTTGGCTCGGTATGCTCCGAGGTCTGGTGGTGGTGTCCGCAGATTGCGTTGTCCTTTGCCCTTAGATAAAGTCCACGGGCAATGTTTACCGGGCTGAACATACTTGACCCAAACTCGTGTCCGTGGAGGGCCACTAACTTCCCCATTTTAACTAACTGCTTGTCTGGGATGAACGTGATGTTGAGTTTTTCCAGGTGAAGGATAGACTGCAAGGAAAACTCTTCAATCCCCACAAGGTCTGAGGCGTTGTTGATCAGGTAGTGGTCCCATCGGATGTCGTGGTTTCCTGCCTTGAAGTATATTGCCTGTGTAGGGAACAACTTTCGCAGGGTGTAGAGGAAGTCTCTTGCCATATAGATCTCTGTGGCGAGGTCTCTCTTGCGCGGGTCTTTTTGGAAACGGCTGATTGCGTAGAAGTCGATGAGGTCGCCGTTGATGTAGATCGTGTTGATGTCGTTTTCAAGACCATACTTGAGCGCGGCTGTGAGTGCCGGGATGTTGTGATATGGTACGTGAATGTCGGTGAGAAATAAGATATCATTATGGTTAGTTGGAAATTTATACGGGCTGTACTTGTTTTCCTTTGAGTCTGGTAAACCAAGTGGATTACTTTCGGGCATCAGCTCATTAATGATATCCTCGAATGCGTTTAAGATGGCTGTAGGCTTTAATTTAGCCTTCTTTACAGGCTCTTCTGTAGTGTTTTTTCTTTTCCAGGCCAAGAAGGATCGTTTGAAAGATTCTAGCGTGGCTCCTGTAGTAATCTTGTGCCACTCTTCTTCTAACTTCTTGTTTTGGCTAATGTCTCTCGTGTCGTTTAAGACGTTACGATAGTTTTGTACGCTATTTTTCATTTGGTTGATATGTTACAAATATAATCACTATCCCAAACAGAAACCGCCCCTTTTTAGAGGCGGTTTACACAACGAAATGAATAAAACAAACTGAACTTGCGCTACACGAGCGCACCTCAGCAAATGTATCGACAAACTTTTCAGTTTGCTCATTTTCTTTTGATTACGATGACTTTACGCTTTTTATTCTCGGTCGTTGGCTGTCTCTTCCAAACCAAATACTTGATCGGGACTATTGTTCCAACGGTGAGAAGACAAGCAAAGGCACTTGCATAGTTCTTCTGTACCAACGAGAGTACAAATCCTATCACAAACGCAATCAAAAATGCTGTGAGTGTAATGTTGGGTAATTCCAACATATAGACTGGGAATGATTTCTTTAGTTCCAAAATATAAATTGTGATTTTTTGATGTGGTCTCCTTTCATAATTACGAGGGTAGCCGGGACGCAAATATAGGAAATATTTTCTACTCCTTTAGACTTCCAGTAATAAGCCTCGTATATGAGCGACTCAATGGTTTTCATTTACAAGTTCAAATTTTAACTTGTCGTACTCCTCAAGGTCGATAACCTTTCCATCAAACTTGCCACGGTAGGTGCAGTCTAAAACCTCTATTTCACCATAGCTGTTCCAGGCAAGAGCCATCGCCTTTATGTGTCTTTTAACCGCTTCAGGCGTGTTGAGAACCTCAGAGACCTGAAGTATCTCGTTGTTCTCTCCAACGGTTCTCACGCGGTATGCGTTGACTTTTTTTCCGTCTATTGTGCGCTTTGCGTCTTTTATTTCTACTCTACCCATTTTCTATTTTTTTAAGTTCGTTAAAGTGTCCGCTTATCCAAAGGTACATATCATTCCCTGTAAGTTCGTACAATCTTACGTTGATTAACTTCATAAGAGACTGATCACGAGCATATTTTCTCTTCGGCTTATGAACACCCGTCTTTGGGTATTCCATGTCGTCTATGAGGAGCTTATGCCTCAGACTCCGAAGGTGCTGTAACTCGCTCTGGTCTGACGGTGTAGGCGGCAAGTATATCGGGATTCCGTTCATTGAAAAAGTCTAATAAAAGTTCTTGTTTGGCTTGGTCTAGGTCGGCAATGAAATGGCGTATTTTATTCCTGCGTACAGCATTAAATGAATAGTCACCCTTAACCGTTTTAAGTGCGTGACACACTGTTGCGTGATCCTTGTTCACGGTTCTAGCAACCTCAGCAAGGCTTTTTGTTGAACATACCTTTACTGCTGTCATATAAACCTGTCTTGCCAACACAATGTCTGCAAATCTTTTGCTACTCTTGATGTCTGCAACCGGAACCTCAAAATGTCTGCTAACCTTTTCAAGAATTGTGTTCTCTTGTGGGTCTTCCATTTTGTGGAGGTATTCGTAAATTTTTGTAAATTCTTTCCGTCGCTGTGACGGAACTATTTCTACTAGGTCTTTGAATGTGTATCTCATGTTCGTTTGTTTAAAGCCGTGGCGGGTTTGCCTCTGTTTATCCCCCGCCACGACTCTTGGTTAAGATTAGAATGGTAAATCGTCGCTTGGGTCATCCTCTTTAGCCGGGGCAGCATAAGAGTCCAACTTCTTGACTGAACTTACAGCCTTGATCTGCGGAAGGAAGATGTCGTTGAGGTGCTTCTCAAAGAACTCCTGGCGCTCTGAGTCGTCCCATACAACCTGTCCCTTTACCTTGATCTGTTTCATCTCAGGCATATTGCCCGGATTGTCTTTTGTCCAGCCCCACTTGATGTCTTCTTGACCATGACGTAGATACAACATTGTTCGTGTCTTTCCGTCGATTTCCTTTGACCACGGGGTTAGAGTAATCTCCTTACCGGCGTCGATGTTAGGCATTGACAAAAAGAAACCTGAAGAGTAGCGTGAACTCCAAGGCATCTGGATTTGATACTCCTCGTTGTTATCTTTTAAAACAACACAAAGCTGATCGCCGTAACCCTGTTCGGATACACGCTTGAACACGTCTATGATGTAACCAGACAGAGAAGCGTAACGCTCTTCGTAAAAAACTTTAGTACCATCTTTACTGGTACACTTAATTGAGCCTGCTGTTCCCTCCGGAACTCGCTTAGCAATCTTACCGTTAGAAATACTAAGGTAAGTACGGTTTGATGAACCACCTTGATTTAATCCCATAGATTTTTTTGATTAATTAATTGGTTATATTTCGCAAATGTAGCATATATGTTTCTTTTGTGCAAGAAAAAAATGTTAATTTATACCCTAATAGGTACTAATCCATTATTCCCAAGCCTCCTTGTACCCGTTAGGGTGCTGAACATCTTCGTCCCACTCCTTGGCGTCCCTTGAATCCGTCCAGCTTCTATTCGGCTTGATGACCGATGGCTTTGGTTCCTCAATCTGGGCCTGTACATACTTCCCGTCAATAGCCTGCTGAAGATAGTCTACTCCGTCAAACGTGAACCTCCGAGTGTTCCTCTGTAGCTGGAACTCAAAGAAGCCCTTTATACCCACGATCTTTTGTCGGCGGATCTTCTTACTATGGAACTCACAGATAGGGCTTTCTGGGGCCGTCTGAGCGAACGGACGATGGTATATTAGGATGTTGTCGGCCTTGTTGTTCCACATCGCCCCATCTGCTAAGTCGAAAACCTCCGGGCATGGATAGTTTCCATCGTCACCCTTCCTCATCTTGTGCGGGTGGACCACGATGTCGAAGTACACGTTGTTCTTCCGAGCAAATCGTGTGCAGTCGGACAAGAAGGTTTCAAGGTACTTGTCGCTTCGTCCTCCACCCTTGGCGTAATCGTTTGACATCTGGTTGAACGGGTCGATGATAACTCGCTCCACTCCGTGTTTGACGATGAGAGTAAGGAATACCTCCTTGACGTATTCGGGGGTAGGGCTTACACTCTTGGGGTAAACCATAAAGATGTGTTCCCCAATCATCTTGTACACCTTCATGTACATATCGTATGGCGGACGGTTCGGATTATTTGGAGTACAGTCTTTCCCAAAGTAGATCTCCACAAGGTCATGGTAGAACTGCTCTGCTGGTAATTCTTCAGGCGTGAAAATGGCAACTTTTTCTCCAAACTTCACGATTCGAAACACCATCTCCCACTTCATGAACGATGACTTACCATAGTTTCCTATCCCGGACACAATCGTCAAGTCTCCCTTCACCCTCTTGAAGTGTTTGTCAAGTAGTGGGACTCCTAGTGGTTGAGCAGCCCTGTATCCATGCAGGTAAATGTCGGACGCTTGTTCCATGACTTCCTCCGCATAAATTACGTCATTCGCCGCAATATTCGCCGCATCTTCTGCGGTGATTACGATGTCAACCTCCTGTCGGTTAGCCTTACTAACCAACTGGTCCTTGGTGAACTCAGCGGTATTCCATTGGTTCATATTGGCCCTGTACGCGCTACGAATTGCCTGGCGACATTCCATCTGACTGAAGCTTGCGTCGGGGACAACGTAGGTCATCATCATGCTGTAGCACGTCTCCTCAAGCATCCCAAACCTGCAACAACTAGCAGCTAGTTTGAAAACGAAGTGGTTCCTTTCTCCCTCTCTAAATGCGTCCCCCTTGGACGTCATCCAAGTCAAAAGATTTTGGAATATCTTATCGTCGTCGTTTATGGTCTCGGTAGTTGTCTGTTTGGGCAACCTCTTATCCTCCTTCTTTACAGGCAGTTTTGAGAAAACCTCTGCTTCAGCCTTGTAGTAAATTTGAGGATCGTAAGACTCAAAACATAAACGAGAAACATTCCGTCCTGTCTTGTCAATGTCCGGGAAATCATTCATTAAGGCATCAAAATGCTCTTTATGCTTGCTTTTCCATTCAATTTCGACCAAAGCCTTCAATCCCTTGCCAGACGGCGACACCCAAACAGCTTTGATATAGCTTATTGCTATTAATTCATTTCTTTTTTGGGCAATATTTGTCACATTATCGAAATCAAGTACGATATACCCGGAGTGTTCTACGAGTTCTGAGTCCTTACGTTTGTTAAAAAGACCGCTGAAACAGACCGCTGGAAGTTTCTTTTTTAGTTCGTCAGCCTCCTTTTTAGTCTTGGCTTCCCTCGCCTTCTCAACGAGTTCCTTTGACTTTCCAGTCCGAATTCGTTCAAGTGCGCCCAACACAGTAATTGCGTGTCCTTGCAGGTCATTGAAGTCTTTGTAGATTGAGATTTTACCATTTGTTGCCATCGTCTTGAATAGGTGTTTGTTTTATTGTTTTCGTTTGTGTTTCGTCTTCCCATCTCCTGTCGCGAAGATAACGAACCGGGTCCTTCCAGTATTTGCGCTCGCGACCCGATTTGTGGTTACCCATGCCTTCTACAGCAAGTATTCGGTCCTCAGCAGATAGTTTATTCCAAACAGTTAAGGTTTGTTTCTTGTCTACCTTTTTGTCGTACTCCAACCAAAACTGCTCGAAAGAGTATTTATATGTTATTTCTTTTTTTGTATTATCTATATATATAGTGGCGGGTTTTCGGATATCGGGTTTTCCGCTTTCCGTTAAACCGCTTTCCGGTAAACCGACTTCCGTTGGCTCGTAGTACACGATGTAGTTAAACCCCCTTGATAGTCCGTCACCCCCAATAATTCGCACTGAGTGTATGTATCCCAACACCTCTAACTCGTCCCAAGCGCTTGATATTGAGTCCTTTCCGTCTAAAAAATAGTCAGTCAACTTACTCTTGTATATCACCCAGTCGGGAGGTAATGATAATAAGAAAGACAGCAATCCCTTTGCCTTTAGACTTACGGACTTGTCCCTAAGAAATTCTGTAGGAACCATCGCGAATGGCACGTTCCTGGTTTTTACTATTTGTCCTGTATTCATAAAATAAAAAAAGCTCGCAAGAACCACTTTGCGAGCTTTTAATTGGTAAGTTATTAACTTATCCAATCCTCGTTTACTGTGGTTCGTTAGCAAACGAGGAGTGAAATATGTGGCAAACATAAAACAACCACGCGAGGTTGTCAAGGATTTTCTTCATTATTTTTTATATGCCAGGTTTCACACTCCCAACACATATAAACCTGTTGGTCATAATCGCAATGCTCTTGAGCCTCTTTACGAGTCTTGTAACATCTTTTACCACAGCCATATATTGAGTTTTTGATCATGAACGTAAGGCAGCATATAACTAATATGATTGAAACGATAAACATATTGCAAATCTACGTTGTTTAGTACTATTTCCAAGCAATAATTTGACACTATGTTGTTTTTGAGTATATTTGCAGCATGACGAAATTGAGACCACCAGACGGGCGTGTCTTTGTAACCATTGACAAAAGGCAGCCAAAGCAAATAGATGTAACCATAACGGCGGTAGGAAACGGGGTTGACCTAGAGGTCGGCCAAAAAGCTTGCGTTATAGGTAAGATTGAAAAGGTTGAACTACAAGACACGGAAACCTACTCTGTGCATGAACGCCACATCGCATTTTTGTATGAATAAGATAGATAACTGGAAACGAGCCATCTCTATTGTTAATCAGATGATTGACGACAAGATAGAGATTTACGAGGTGATGAAGATCTTCACCCCAATGGCCACATCTGCGCGGAGAAAACTGCTTTACTGCGATCCACACATTACGTCGGAAGACTTGGACCAGGTGGAGAAGGCAATCGTGAGATATAAGAACACGTTAGAAGAAATAGGAAAGACACAGGTTGAGACCCGCATCAAGCGTTCGATGTATTTCCAAAAACTGAAGGAACACTATGATAAGGACAAAGACAAAAAATAATTACCACAGGATTATAGAGGTGTACAAATACTACATCGAGCGTGAGAATACAGACATGAAGGATGTAGAGAAGCTGATGAGTAACTGGGACGCCATAAACCTGTTTGGAACGTACTCATCCCTGCGCCGGGGCGTGAATAAAATAAAAAGACGTATGCCGGTTGGGAAGAAAAACTTTGAGACACAAAAGAATCTGTTTGAAATTTACAAAAAGATACTCTAATGAACTTTGAAGATATTGAAATAGAGTCATTGAGGCTTATAGATGGAGACTGCTTGGTTGAGATACATTCTTGGACCGAAGACGAGATATCTTTCAATGGAGGGACCTTGAAGTTGGTTAACAGCCTGAAAGGAATGACTGACTCAGGGAGTGTAAGCGACATGAACTCTCTTGTAAAGTCAATGAAGAAGAGTAACTACAAGGACAAGAGGGCCATGTCCGAATACATGAGGATGGCTGGAGAACAGAAGAAAGAGGTTGACCCAAACAAGGAAGATATTAGGGCTACTCAGGCTGTTAGGCGCGGGGTGCTTGTAAAGAAGCCTGAAAAAGGATCAACTACAAAGAACTGGGATTTTTCTTGTGAGTTTGACGGAGAGCCAGGCGACGAGGTTTGGTTTGACTCAACTTACACAAGGAACTTTATCACAGAAGGCGACGGAGGTTTTGAGAAAGACGGAAAAAGATACGTGCTTGTTCCTTCTGAATGCATTTATGCCGCCAAACGTAACGGCGAGATTAAGAGTATGAACGGATACATTATCGGAAAGGTTCTACCCAACGACAGAAAGGCGGGAAGCATTTTTCTACTAGACTCAGAAACAGAAAGGGTGCAGGTAGAGGTCCCGCCAGCAAAGATGCCAAAATATGTTGCCGATGACGTATGGACAAACACAGATGTAAAGAAAGGAGATGTGGTATGTATTAAGAAGCACTTCTCAGTGAAGTTGGACTCAACAATGGCCGAGTCAAGCGACTACATTCGATTTCAGCCAAGGGTCATATTAGCAATCGAAGAATGATAAAATTAGACTTTAGTAAAATATCCTACAACATTGAAGGCATCCCGGATGACGAGTCGGTCGTATACCGCTTCTCGGACCTGGCCAGTCAAGCCCATATTCTCGACAGGTCTGACGACCTTCCTGAAGGGGTTAGCGCCGACAAGGTTGTTCGATATCTCATATATATGTTCGCTCCAGGTACACCTGTAAAAGATGCGTATCCGGACATCAACCAGCGCAAGCGATATACTTTGAACAAACTGAATATTATGGTTGATGACACGGATTCGGAGGACGGGTACGCTCAGCTCTGCATGATGAATGTGGACTGGGCGGTGGAGCGGTACATCACGTTCACGCGCCTGCAATGCTCGGAAGACTATTCGATTATGAGTACGGCGGACATCCGAATCGCGGCTTTGCAGAGAGCTTTGTTGACACAACCTGTCGACAGATCTAATGACGACAAGAACTTCCAGGCAGGTCTTGAGAGTTGGCGTCAAACCCTTGTAGACGCTCGCACACGGATAATGAACGACGAAGTGAGCATTACGTTACAGAAGGCGATTACGTTCTCAGTGCGTGCGGAGAACTTAGGTATACAACCCGAACACTACGCAAGAGTTTGGCGTGAAAAGAAAGAGATATTCCCGGATATTATACCATAAAGTATTATACCATGAAGTACGAATACGATGAGGAAGATAAGTTTGTTTCGTTCCACGAGGACGATGACGAGTTGGATACAATCCGAATCCCACTACCGCGCCTTGAGGAGTGGTACTCCCATCACCTAAAGCGCGAGGTCACAAGAGAGGAAGCGTTCACATACGTTGACGGTTACGGCTTAGACCCAAGGGAACAAAAGTTTCCTTATCAGGAGGTTCCCGAGAAGATAAAGATTATCTACGAGGTTGTGTTCAATAAGAAACACGCAACCAACAAGTCCAAGTACAAGGAGGTTGGTGACGTAAGGCTTGAGGACATCTATGAAGAGGTTGAGTCAAACCAGAAGTACTACGCCATGGAGATTGAATGGATCAAGCTCCAAATCAAGCGCAGATACGTCGGGTACTGGTGTTTCATTAAAGGGAAACCTACCTACATCAACGGAGCAAATTACTTCTTCTTAAACTTCTGGACAGTAAAGAACTTTGGAAAGAACAACAACAGGCCAGACTACAGAGACTACCAAAGGAAGATGTTCCACCTGTTCATGTACGCCTACTCTACAGAAGACGCGTTTTACAAGCACAAGGTAATATATCGGGAAGAGGGAACGGTAAAAACAAAGTACTCAAACCAAGACGTCAAGAACGTGGTTGACGAAATGAACGAGATGGGTGTGGAGTATTTTATGGAACCGAACGTCAACATAACGGTAAAGAAGGGGAAGCGGACGGTGCATGGGATTAACTTTGTTTCCGGGCGCCGTATAGCCAAAACAGCTATTGCTTGTTGCTTCTGTACGTGGGGAACACTCAACATGCCCGACCAAACCTTCATCATCCAGGCGATGAACGAGGACCAGGCGGTCAACAAGATATTCATCAAGCAAATTCAAACACCTGTAAGCAAGCTCCCTTTCTTCTTCCGGCCCTATTACAGGGGACGGATAGAGGCAAAGGAGGGTTTGCGTTTTCAATATGAAGGAGCAATCGCATCAGCAGCAAGGGCGGGAATCGTGCCAGAACAAATGGAGTGTTTCATCACGCCGCTCCCGTCGACGGAAAAAGCAGCGGATGGGGAAGCGGAAATCGCTTTTGTTTACCGTGACGAACCGGCGAAGAAAACGGACGCGAAGGCGGCTGACCAAAACATCCCGACGTGGTGGTACAACACGATGAAACCCGCCATCGAGCGCGGGGAGAATATCCGAGGGTTCTGCATCATGCCGTCTACAGTAGGCGACATGGACACAGGGGGTGGAGCGCAGTTCTTTGACATTGCCAACGACTCGCACTTCTCAGACCGAAACGAGAACGGAACAACTCCGTCAGGACTCATTAACTTCTTCTTGCCCGGTTATTATGCGGTTGAGGGGTATATTGACGAGTATGGTGCAAGTATTATCGACGACCCTAAGGAACCTGTAATGTCCAACGAGGGTAAGTGGATAACCAAGGGAGCCAAGTCGTATCTGTTAAACCAGGCAGACTACTTCGAGCGTAAGCGCGAGTGGCAGAAGCTGATTAAGTTACAGCAGAACTTCCCAATGAGTTGGAAGCAGGCGTTCGCAGTAATTCCAAAGGACATGGGCATGCCTATTGAGAAGATGCGTGACCGTATATCCGAACTCAAGTTTTCTCGCACCCCTATCACAACAAAGATTAACTTCAAGTGGATGGGGGATAAGTTTGGTGGAGATGTTTATGTGGAGAACGATCCTAAAGGAAGTTGGACCATGAGTTACCTTCCTCCAAACGAGATGCGTAACAGGAAGACAGTTGTTACAGCGGAAGAGGGTTATATTCCACCAAAGACAAGAGGGCCTATTTACGCTCCTGATCCGTCAGTAATGAATAAGTTCTTCCTTTGCTGTGACCCGGTAAAGTTCCACAAGCGAAACACTGTAGGTAAAAAGAAGTCAAACGCGGCTGCTGCTGTGTTCTACAAAAGGGATAGTCAGGTAGATCCCGATACTAAGCCTAGAAGCGAGTGGGTAAGTAACGACTGGGTTTTGATATACAATCGCCAAACAGAGGACAAGGCTGAGTACCACGAGGAGTGGTTGAAGGCTGCTGTATTCCTTGGGGCATACGTCTACCCAGAGTGGCCCGACGGAGAAGCCCTTGTTGAATACTTTAGGGACAATGGGTTTGATGGATATCTACTGAAGGATCTTGGCTCGGACGGAAAGCAGGACTCAAGACCAGGCGTTTGGGCGGGAGAGGCCGAAAAGAACGAAATGGCTGGAGACATCATGACCTTCTTTAACAACAACGTCAAGTACGTCAAGATGTGGGAGATAGTCGAGGAGTGGAGTCAGATGAGAGGTATTGACGACTTAACAAACCATGACTTGTGTGCCGCTACAGGGTGGTGCATGAGGGCTATAAAGAGCCGGATGCCAGACCTTTACAAAGAAGTTTACCAACCGATAGAGGTGCAAGGAGGGTTCTCAATTTTTGAAATAGATTGATTGTTTTCAAGCATTTATGAGAAATTTTTATACATTTGTAGTTGTTTTATTAAATTTGTAAGATATGATACTGCCTCAAATGGCTGGAAACTATTTGTTTCCAAGCGATAACGTGCCAGAGATAGAAAAGCTGAAGCCCGAGTTTGGCTTACGATGCGGAAGGGCGTTGTATTCTCGTTTCTGTACAGGAGGTACATATTTTGCTTACACGCAACTTCCAGAGATGCAGGAGACCCGAAACTATGGATCGGGAATCCAATCGGCGGAAAAATACAAGAACTGGTTTACAAACGGATCTCCTGTTGGAACCAAGACAAGATCAAACAACCAATCAGAGCAGTCAACCAAGGGGATGAGTACTGCACAGAGAAAGGCCATGGCTAACATCAGCTATGACATTTTCTCTCCAATGAAAAAATTAAGCAATGTTCTTTTATCGGTTCTTTCTGATAACGATTATAAACTTGACTGTGTTTCTCTTGATAAAAACATCATCAATAAGAAGAAGCGCGAGAAGAATGATATTTACGCTAAGGCGAATTTTACGAATCCCTTAATGCGTGAGCTTGGGCTTCCTGAGTTCAAGTTGCCATTTGTGCCAAAGGACGAGGTTATGCTTGATATGGCGGATCGTCTTGGTTTCTTTAAGACTAAGTACGAGGTTGCTTTGGAGAAGCTTGCTGAGTCAGGTTTCCGTTCATCTAATTGGAGTTCAATGCGTAACGAGATAAATCGTGACGCTATCGACTACCACTTCCGTTCGGCTAAGATTTACAACGACCCAATCACAGGACAGGTAAAGGTTAAGTATATTGACCCTGCTCGTCTTATCATGCTTTGGAACGAGGACAATGAGAACGAGCCTGTTGCTATTGGTCACATCGAGATTGAGACTATTCAGTCTATATTCCCTAAGCTTGTAGAGGCCGGGTTTGACGAGAAACAGATTCAGTCTATGGCCAAGTCTTACGTTCCTTATCAAACAAATGCGTCTATGATCCCTGTTTGGGCGTTTGAGAGAAAGGACGAGACGTCAAACCGTTGGGTTTGGATGGACTTCAAGGTTTACGTATTAAAGTTTGAATACCTTTCTACCGATTATAAGCAGTACGTAGAAAGAAAAAACAAGCAGGGATATGCCTCATTCCTTCGCAACAACAAGCCGGTAGAAGACAAGAAAAAGAATCCGAACGACACATACGAAGAGGTTGCCTGCAACTATTGGTATGAGGGTTCGTATATTATTTCAGGAACAGGTCTTGACCGAATCTACGAATGGAAGAAGAAGCCTAACCAGATGCAGAAGGGACTCACTCCGATGAGTTCTTATGTTATTGATCGTATTCCGGGTCAGTCACCAACCCGCAGCGTTAGAGGACTGCTTGACGACTTAATGTTTGCTATGCTAAAGCTTCGTGCCGCTGTATGGGCTGCTGCTCCAAAGGGATATCGAATCGACGTGGGCGAGGCTGCAAACATCAAGATTGGTGGTGTAGAATACGACCTTTTTGACCTTGTACACGTACATCGTCAAAACGGTATTCAGGTTGTTGCCACCAAGTTCAATGCGGCTACAGGAAAGTATATATCCCAACCACTTCAGGAGATGGACAATGGTTTAGGTCCGCAGGGAGCTGAGTGGATTCAGCAGATTGCTAACTTGCAGATGATGATCAAGGATACGATGGGTATTCCTGACGCCATGGCCGCAAGTCCAGACCAAAGCGCGGAAAGACTTGTGGGCGTAATCGAGCAAGACTATCAAGCTGGTAATCACGCTAACTGGACCCTTCGCGACTCAGAGCGTGAGTTTAAGCGTAAAGTTGGGGAGCGTATTATCCACCAGGCTCGCATAGATATAGAGTACGATTCTAAGATTCGCGACTTTTACGAAGCGATTATCGGCAAGCACATGATAGACTCTTTGGATGAAATCGAGGGATTGTCATTGGACCAGCTTGCAATTAGTGTAAAGTCCATCCCTAACGACAAGGAAAAGAGCATGATACTTCAGAGAGCAATTCAAATGTCTCAGATTCCAACCAAAGATGGTTCGGTTTTATTGTCCCCATCAAGCGTGGAGCGTGTTGCCCAGCTATTGAAGAATGGTGACGTGGACGAGGCACTTTGGTTCATGGCAACCGAGGAGACCGAGGCTCGTGAGCGTGAACAGAAGAATGCTCAGATGATGATGCAGCAGACAATTCAGGGTCAACAGCAGTCAGCGATGATGGCTGAGGAGGCCAAACGTCAAACAGCAATGCAGCTTGCTCAGATTGAAATCATGAAACAGCGCGAGATGGCCAACATGGAACTGATGAAGGAACAGCAACTTGCCAAGATTAAGGCTGACGCCAACTATCAGGTTCAGTTGTTGAAGGGCCAGCAGGCGCTAGAGGAGATACAGCTCGAGGCAACCCTTGAGGCAGAACTAGGAAACGAAATCACAGGTAGAGTATAAAACATATGGAAAACAACGAATTAGAAAATCAAAACGAACAAGTTAACGAACAAGTTAACGAACAAGAAAATGAACAGGTTAATCAAGAGAACATTCCTTGGTTTGCTGCTTATGGTTACGAAAACGAAGAATCCTTTAAGAACGAGTTCGAAGAACTGAGAAGTTACAAGGAACGCGCTTCTTATATTGTAAGTAAGGAGGCTGAGATTAATGAAGGCCTTTCTTTGTTACAAGAAGCGGACGATCCGTTCGGAGGAAACGAAGAGGCGCGTACACTCGTTTCCTTTGGCAAAAAGGGCATCAATCCTTCAATCGCCAATCAAATTGTTTCTTCAAACCCGGACTCCTTAATGGAAGATCCTCTCAAGGCTCTTGTCATTGCCGAGGCGGTAAAGAACCCAGACAAATTCAAGCGTTTAGGCCAATCCACTATTGAGGAGGCCATTCGTGAAAAGTATAACTTAGGTGACGGAGATTATTACGCCACAGCTCTTTTAAAGTCTGACGCTATAGATGCTATAGAAATAATTGAAAAGACTAAGAAAGATGTTGAAACTGTTAAAAATCCTTTTACCTTTGCAAAAGAGCTAAAGAGCCAAACTCAAAAGCAGATTGCGGAAAGACAGACAATAGCACTTGCCGAGGCAGAGTCCTATGCCAAGCAGTTAAAAGATGTCCCCTACAAATTCGGCGAATCAGAAGTTTCGTTAAAAGTTTCAAACGAAGAGATCGATTCGATTTTGAAGTCGCAGTATGCAGGCTACTTGGGTCAAGCATTTGATACGACCACTAAAGAAGGAAAGCAAGCGGTTAGAAGCTGGTTAGAGAACCAAATCCTCATTCATAAGGTTCAGTCTGGGGATCTCGGAGTTCAAATAGCCAAGTCACTTTCGGCAAGCGTAGAAAAGAAGGTGGTCAAAGAGGTCTACAACGGTCAACCAAAAACGATTAACCGTGTAGACAAAACAACTGTAGACGCGAAGAATTTAACCCCTGCACAGCAAGACTTGTTGGCTAGGGGTATTGCTCTGCCGTCACAGAAGATAAAGACTGTTGAATAACAAAAAAATTTAAAAAAAATGGCAAATCTTTTAGCCCAAGCGATTCCAGGTGGTATTACCAATGGGATTCTTAACAACTGGGATGCATTGAAGGCAGACTTCGATGCAGTAGCATACCTGCCCTTCGGCGACGAATATTGGGATGCTATGAACCAAATCATGAACGGTATTGGTAACCGCGAAATTGCAACACAGCAGATTGTAAACTGGTTTGAAATGAACCGCATGGAGGTTCCTTTCACAGTTGCAACTGAAACAGGTGGTGCAACTGCTGGTTCAACAATTACCATCACCATTCCTTCTAGCGAGGTGGATGCAGTAACTGGTTACTCTTTTCCAATCGCTAATGAAATTTGGCGTCACGCTAAGACTGGTGAACTTTATCAGGTTATAACTAAGCCAGCTGCTAACCAGTTGACACTTCGTCCCTTGACTGCTACTGTAGTTCCTGCTACTGACATCGCTGCTGGAGACTCATTCTTCTACGTGGGTGTATCTGTTGCTGAAAACTCAGGCGCTCAGGATCCTAAGTTCGTGTTCGATACAAAATACAGCGCTAAACTGCAAACCTTCCGTAACGATGCGCTTGCTAGCTCTGAGGCTTTGTACAACCAACTTTGGTACTCTCAGCTTGAGAACGGTACTGCGACTCCTTACTCAAACTCACGCGACATCATCTACTTGCAGCGTGAACACCAGGTGGCAATCGTAAACACGTTCTTGGCCGGTAAGACCAATACCAACACAGGTATGAATGGTTACCAGTTCACAAACGGTTTGATTCCTACCATCTTGACTTCAGGTCAGGTTGTAGACTGCGATACTGCAACTCTTGGTCCTGACGTGGCTGACATCTACGCTTTGGAAGCTAAGCTTGCTAAAATCGACGGTTCTGTAAAGAACTACATGGTTTGGACTAGCGGTCAAAGCTCATCTATTCCTCACAAGCCAGGCGCATTCATGAACATGTGGCAGACCGGTGGTCGTGCGGCGGCTAACAAGACCGACAAATGGCAGCTCGGTGTTCACATCGTATCTGAAATCGCGTTCAAATTCATCAACGCTCAGAAATACGGTTTGTTGACCAACATCAACTAATCTTTGTAAACTCAAAAGCGAGGGGGTCTAAAAAGCCCCCTTGTTTTTATAAACCCAACATACGTTATGCTTTTCGATATAAGTACAGGTGAGTCCATACCTGTTCCAATATGGGCAGATGAAATAATGCAAAAAGAGTTTCCTGAATTTTACAAAGGAACTCCGCTGAAAATTAAGGTTACAGAATCAAAGATGCTTCGACTGCAAAAGGTTTCTTCTTCGGATAAGAATGGAGAAATGAGAACCGTAATCGAGGCGCCTCCGGGAAACACAAGAAAGGCTAGAGGCCTAATTGTAGATCCCGAGGACGGTTACACTTATCCGGTTCAGTACGCCACAACCTACCCGAAAAGAGCGGATGGTCAAATATCTTGGGGCTACCCATCGGGGTATATAACCCTTGACAATAACATGACTGTTCAGCCTGGCCAGAAGGACTTCTTGTTTTATTTATACTTCTTGTGTCCAAACATCAAGGGCAACAAGTGTATAAACCCTGCGGCAGATCCGTTCTATGAGTTCGACAGACCAGAGATGGATGCTAAGAGTAAGATTGAGTCGGCTAAGAGCGCTCGTGAGCTAGAGAACATGATTTACTTTGATACCCCATACGACATGGTGTTGAAGGCAATCGACGGATTAGCTCTTCCAAAGAAAGGATCTGAGGAAGAAAACCGCGTGATGCTTCACGACTCCATTAAGAATGGAAGCGCTACGTTCCGCAAGAATGCGTTCGAAATACTTGACTCTCGTCCAAAGAAACAAGAGGTAAAGACCGAGGAGACTATCCACGAGATGGTAAATCGACTTTCTTCTGAAGGTTTTATTAAAAATGAGGACGGAATTTGGTATCTTCGCGACCGTAGAGGTGACGGAACCAAATGGTTAAAGAATCCGTTCTTCGAATCAACAGGAGAGAAGGACGCGTTTGCCTTGATTGATCACCTCAAAGTAAATGATGAATTGTTAAGTAAATTAAGAAAACTATAAAAAGATGATTAGCACCGTATCCCTTTCGTTTGATTTAACGTATGTTGATCCCATTACAGGGACAGTTATACCGCGATGCGTTGTCACTGATTCAACCGACTATGGAGCATTGTTTTCCGTGTCAACCCAACAAGCTAAGGGATACGGTGTTCTTTCTTTTAATGGAGATTTACTTCCAGCTAAAAATACTGTCGGAAATCCACTTATTGATTTAGAGGCTGGTGACACGACGGGTTTTATTGACCTTCCCCTTGATTTAAATGGGAATGTAGCAAATGGTATTTATACTTTTGAGTATAGCCTAAGACTAGACAGTTCGGGGTCTCCCTTGGCGTCTGGAACAATTACAGGAACCACAACTTTAACATCTCCTTCTGAATGGCTTTTTGATGTGTTACCTGTTGGCAGCTCTATAGACGCTGGTTCTAGCACGAATAATAGCGTGTCAGCAATATCGGTAGTAGGCTCAGACGCTGTAATTACTTTGGGTACAGCAACCACCAATGGTTTTGCCCTTATTTACGCAAACGATGTAGAGTCTCCTCAGTTTAGTGCGACTTACCCTTACTCAGGGTGTACGCAAACAACAGCTGATGTAGGCTTCATATACGACTGCGAGTACGGAAACAGCGGAACCTGGTCTGTATCTAACGCAACAGTTCTTGCAGCAACCGAGATTGTAACGAGTCTTAACTGCGTAATAAACTACCCGTCTTGGACATCTTCAAATCCATTATTCAACCCACAAGTTGTAACAACTGTTTTACCTTACCCAACACTGCCTGGAGATAACACTCCTTTGGCAACGGGTACTTATAGCGTGTCTTTATCACAGCAGATTCAGCAAACTCAAGCCTCAGGTCTTGTTGTCCTTTACAACAATTCTGTGATCAAGGAGTTTGCAGTAAGCTGCGCTGGAAGTTTGTGCGGACTTATCCCTTGCATGGAAAATCTTCGTGCGGCACACGCGGCAGAACTTGTTCGAAACAGAATTTCTAAGTATCAAGTGTTTGTAGACAACGTAGCCCTTTATTACATAGAGGCCATGAACTACAGATCTTGCGGCGAGCTTGATAGATACCGAGACACAATCAACCTCATACAAGCTCAATTAGACGCCTCAGGATGCGACTGCGCTTGTTGTGACGACAACTCTTACTATTGGGTGTCAAACAACTCAGCTAACTCGATAATCGACGAGATTTTAGCCAACTTCCAATTCCGTTTGTACACAGGCCCCGGCGCTCCAAGCAATTCAGAGGTTGGAGTTGAGTTAGGCGCTCTTTGGCAAGATACCACAACCGGTATTCTTTATCGTTGCACAGGCGCTACACCAGGTAGTTTGACTTGGGCCTTGTATTACGACCCGTCAGTCGTGCCGTTAACAGGGGCGGACAACGGCTTGTCTGTTTCAGGAAGTGATGTAGTTCTAGGTGGCTCACTAGATAACGATACTACTATTAACTTAGGTTTCAGAAGTCTTGATTTTACTTCGACTAGCGGAAACTTGGAGTTTGTGGCAACAAATGGTGGAAACATGGTAGTTTCTACTAATGCCGGAACAGCTATAGATGTAACAGGTACAACGAGCGCCCTTAAAGTAGAGGGAACCGTAAATTCCCTTGATGTAACAGCTACCAATACAACCGCCGGTATTCTAAAAATTCAAACGGCAGTAGACGATACTGTTGCTGTAAACTTAGCTTTACAGACTAGTGTTGATTCAGCTCCAGGGGCTAATGGTCTTGGGTCTTCTATTCAATTTGCTTCAGAAGGAGCTACTAGTAGTGTAGTTACTACAGGTTCAATTCAAAGTGTTTTAACAAGCGCTTCTGCTCCAACAGAAGGAAATTTAAAGTTCAATACAAAATCTGCGTCTGGAATTATTAACTCATTTACACTTAATCCAAATGGTTCCGCTACATTACCCTCTTATGGTTCCGGAAGCATTACGGGAACAGCCGCTCAATCATTGAATGTAGACTCTTTTGGTAATGTTATTGAGTTACCCGTACCCAAAGTATATATAGCGTTAATTACTCAATCTGGAACTTCAGACCCTGTAGTTGTTGAATGTGAAAATACAACTGGCGAAACAGTTACCTGGACTCGAAATGGCGAGGGAACATACAATGCGTCAATAACAAACAGTATATTTACGAGTAAGACTTCCGTCAATGTTTCATATGGGGGGATAGCTCCTATTGGTGGATATAATGGAATCCCAATTTGTGTAACAGGTCAAAGATTGACTTCTTCTGTTGTTCAATTAAAGACTTATGGGGCGCCAATTAAAATTGGAGTTTTACAAGACCCTGAAATAGACGACAACCTTCTGTACAACGCTACAGTAAGAATTCAAATTCCTTAATAATGATTACTAACCTAGGTCAGATATATGAAGAGTTACTCTTCCGTGCGGGTAAGGACCTGCGCGGGGGGTACGTAACTCCCGAAACCTTTAACAAGGGAATCAAGACGGTTAACCAACGATACTTAAACCGCTTGGTTGACCTTTTTGAAAAGAACCGGGAGATTACAAGTGACCTTCAGACTTTTATTAAGACCTTGGGTAGTCCTCAGTTCCCTGCGATGAACTTCACTCCTGTCTTTGCAGGAGACCCTAAGAAAGGAGGTTATGCGGATATTCCGGAAGACATTTGGTATCAGGCCTCGTCTAGTTATTTAGAGCTTTTGAATGTAAACTGTGGACTAGAAACAAATTACAGAAGTATTGAGTTTGTAAGCCAACATCAGTTCGATGCTCGGATGAGAAGCTCCCTTATCAGCCCTGTGGACAATCCTGAGGAGAACGATCCGATTTTGGTAACTCGCAACGATAAGTACTTCATTTATCCGTACCTTCCTCGCATCACGTTTACCTACATAAGAAATCCTGATATTCCTTACTTTGACTATGACATTGTGAACGGAGTTGCCGTATATTTACCTCCGGGTAGCGTACACGCCAACAATAGCGTCGAGCCTGCTGGAACGGAGAGTTTGAGCGTTGAGTTTGAATATCCTGAAAGCTGCGTAGACCACTTGATCGAC